CAAGAGGGTATTTCACACCTTGTCGCGCAGCCGGTCGAGCGCCGCGACCAGCTGCTTCATCAGCATCGCCCGTCTATCCGGCGTCACGGCAATGTGCATGTGCCGCATGAGTTGCGTCACGGTCATGCCATGCAGGCAGACAGCATCGACGACAGACCTGACCGCAACGTCTCGCCCCTTGGCAAAGCCGACCATCACGTCACCGCCGATCGCATCCTGCATGCGCCCGAGACGCGCGCTTCGCATGATCACACCATCCATCCAGTCACGGGCGCCGCCTGCGCCAGTAGGGGGCTCTAGTGTGGCGCCTTTCATCCCTTCGGACGCCACCTTTTCGGCCAGCACGGCATAGGCGCGCCCCGCCTCGACCTGGCCCACGGTGAACAACGGCGGCGCATCCTTGGCCGTCCGGCGGTGGTTCAGCATCATCACATCGAACGCATCAGCCGCCCGCACGGGATGGAAGCCCTCCTGCGTCGCACGCCGCGTGCGCGGCCCGGACGGCGTCTGCACCGTCTCATACTGCGGCGCGACCATCTGCGTGCCGCGGGCCGGTGCGGCGATGATCTCGGGGCTCGCATGCTCTGGCGGAACTGCCGCGCCGATCATGCCGGCCACCCTGTCGCTTTCCTCAGTCAGCCAGGTCTTGACCGCATCACGACCCTTTCGCGCCACCGCGCGCCGCCCGTCTCTCAACATCTTGTGCCTCTTCGTGCTGTCACAACAGGTTCTTATTTTCTGGTCTGTCCCGCATGGGAGGATAGGGAAGATGAAACCGGATTGCGGGACCTTCACTGTCAGACTGATCGATTTCCTACCTATCTGAAATCATTGCCTTATTCTTTCGTTATGGGAGGTATGGGAGGATAGGGAAGATATTCCCAAGAGGTCCTAGAGGCTTTCATTCTCTCTCCGACCTATCTCTCGCGCGCATGGGAATACTGTTGCCAAAGTCCTCCCGATCCTCCCGCGCATCCCGAACCGGCCCGCAACATGTTGATTGTGCGACCGTTCCCCCTGACCCCTGATGACACGCAGCCCTCCCGTAACAGGCCCATGATCCTCCCAATCCTCCCGTCAGAAGTCGACACTCGGGGTGTGGGGTTCGCTCACGATGCCGCCGTGATCGCCCGCCGCGTCCACCGCCCGGGCAAAGGCATCGGTCAGGCGGATGCCGATATATTGCATGCTCGACGCCTTCGACTTGGAAAACCGCTTGCCCGTCTCAGGGTGGCGGAATGTTCGGGCCTTCTCCGACATGCCGCGGCTGATCGTCGTGTCGCGCCAGACGCTCAGGCCGTTTTCCGACAGGAACAGATGCACCGCCTTGACCATGCGCGCGGCCGGGATCGCATCGGCCTGGTCGCCGGTGATGACGCACCTCGTCATCAGGAACCGCCCGAGGGGATCGCTTTCCTCGCGATAGTCCTCGGTCGCCTCGCGCACCGAGGCAGGCGGCGCAAGGCCCATCTCCAGGTAGGACAAGAGCCCGTCCACCAGCCACGTCAGAATGCCCGCCCGCTCGGCCCAAAGCCGCTCGCCGAACCGCTCGTCGCGCTCCTCGCGCGGAATCTGCACGTCGAAGGGCACCAGCATGACGCGGCGCCAGATGCCATCATCCGTGCCGCGAATGTCTGGCTTGTGGTTCCCGCTCATCGTGATCTTCCATGTGGGCGTCACGTCGATCTGCTGGCCATACATCGGCCGCACCTGAATAGGCTCGCCGCCGGTCATTTGCTTGACGAGGCTTTCCTGCAGAGGCATGCCCTGGTCAGGCTCGGATGTTCGCACAAAGCGCGACCCCAGAAGCGGCATGAGGTCCGGAGTGGCATCCGCCCCGCCGCGCTTGTTCGTGCCGGTGATCGACTCGATCTTGAGCATGGCGGCATAGCTCGACAGCACCCGCGCGATCGTGTCGACCAGCACCGACTTGCCGTTCGCACCCGACCCATAAAGGAACGCCATGTGCGAGCTTTTCAGCGCGGTCATGCTCAGACCGAAATGCCGCTGCAGGAAGTCGCGCTTGTCCTTTTCGGGCTGAATGCGCCGCAGGAACGCATCCCAGAGCGGCGCCTTGGCGTCGGGGTCATAGACGATCGGCACGATCTTCGTCACGAGCTGGTCGCGGCTGTGCGGCTCGATGACCACGCGCGCCACGGGCGTGTCGCCCTGCCCGCTCGGCTGCGACACCGAAAACCGCAAGAGCCCGTTGAGGCAGTTGACCGCCATCGGATCGGCGTCGAGCTGGTCGAATGGCACCGATAGCGACACATGCGCTTCGACCAGGAACTTGTCGATCCGGCCCGAATTGCCCGTGTCCTTGGCATGCGTCCGCCGCCGCGCCACCGACTTGTCGAACCCGTCGAGATGCTTGTCGAGCGCGGCGATCCGCGCCGGGATCGCGGCCATGGCCGCGTCATCCTCTGCCGCCCGGCTGGCCTGCTGTGCGAGCGCCCGATATTGCGACCGCAGCCGCTCCCGCTCTTCGGCGAAGGGCAGCTGATCGGCGCGCGGCTGCAGGAACGCGGTTTCTTCTTCGATCAGCGGATGCAGCTTCTGGCCCATCCGGCGCACGGCCAGATCATACTCGTCGCGCTGCCAATGCGTCCCTGCCCAGGCATACCACTTGAGCGTCGGCACCCAGCGGAAATCCTCGCCGAAATGGATGATGAAGCGCCGCCCGTTGCCCACATCGTTCAGCGGCTCGGCCGCCGCGCGCTGCACGGGCGAGGCATCCTCGGGCACCGGCGGCGGGGGCGGATCATCGCCATCATCCTCGGGCGCGGCCGGCGGCACCCCGCCCATGTCGATGTCCTCCGGCTCGGCCATCACGCGGCGCACGCGGTCAATCGGATCAGTCATGCGATTGGCTCCCGAAAAGCGGCCCGTGGGAATTGGCGATGCGCGCGCGGGCGATCTCGGCATAGTCGGGGTCACGCTCGATCCCGATGAACCGGAAGCCCTCCATCACGGCGGCGCGACCAGTGCTGCCCGACCCCATGAACGGGTCCAGGACGATCCCGCCCGGCGGCGTGACAAGGCGGCAGAGGTATTGCATGAGGTCAACCGGCTTGACAGTGGGGTGGTGGTTGCGCTGCGGCTTCCACCGGCCATACGGATTGCCGCCCTCGCCGCGCTCGGCCTTTTCCGCGTGGTTCGGGCGAAACTCCGATGCGGCAGAGGCGCGCTCGGCGGCATGGTCCAGCCCGTCGTCGCGGTCGGCCTTACCCGCCTTGGCGGTGTAGAAGAAGCGCGCGGCGCTGCCAGTGCCTGCGTCCCGTAGTTGGCCCTGCTGATCGGCCATGCCCCAATCGTCGCCGTCCCGCTTGCCACGCTTCAACGTTCGAGCGGGACCGCTGCCGCCGCTTTCGGGAAACAGCGCCAGCACCTCGTCGCTGCCGTCATGGATCAAATTCGCGGGCCAGCGGCCGGCAGGCGATACCGAGTATGTATTCTGTATCCCCCCGCTTGTGCCGCCGATGAACTTGCCACGCCGAAAGTCAGTTGTCGTTTCTCTATCCCAGTTGCGCGCCAGATCGTCTTGGTCAGGCGCCTCGACCCTGCACCCGTCGATATTCAGCGCGCCCGTTCCATGCGCGAGCACGTTCTGCGCGACCGTGCCGATCAGCGGCTTGCGGGCGACGGTGATCGGCTCCAGCGCGGGCTTGAGCGCGGTGCCCCAGCCCTGCCATTGGCGGGCGGCGTCGGTGGCGGGAGCAGATATGTCCCTCATTCCGCTTGCCCCTAAGGCAATGGCCCCGGCTTGATCCGGATGATTGCCGGGCTTCGTCGGTACCATAATTGCCTCCCGCTCCGCCCCCGCCGCCTTGTCAATCGCCTTGCTCACGTCATGCGATTTGGGGAAGCCCGAGCCATAGACCCACGCGATCATGTCCCGTATCTCGAACCCCGCGTCCTCGATCCTGACCGCCATCCGGTGCTGGGTCCGCGTCCCGGCGAAGGCCAGCAGATACCCGCCCGGTTTCAGGACGCGCAGGCACTCGGCCCATATCTCGACCGATGGCACATCGTAGTCCCACCGTTTGCCCATGAAGCTCAGGCCATAGGGCGGATCGGTGACAATGGCGTCGACGGACGCATCCGCCATCCCCCGCATGACCTCCCCGCAGTCCCCGACATGCAGCGCGGTGGGGGTCATGACATCGCCTCGCGCTCTGCGGCAACCGGCCCGGCCCATTGCATGGCGCAGGCCTCGGCCATGCCCTGAAACGTCCGGCTTCTGATCTTCCACCGATCCGGCCCGGGCGGCGCGCGATGCACGGCGGACCATGCCTTATGCTCGTTCGTGCCCCGCTTGGGCGGGGTCAGGGGGTTGGTCGCCACGAGCCTTGACAGGCCGCGCAGGTAGAAGCCGGTGCCCTTGAAGAACGGCTCGCCGAACCACCATGGCTGCACGATCTGGGGGCGCGGCAGGTCGGCTGGCAGCCGCGCGCGGCCATGCCGGTGCATGATCGGATTTTCAATGGCCACACGCTCAATCGGCGCCGTCCAGCAGGCCGAGAACAGCGCGGCGCCTTCGTCAAGCTCGGCCCACACCTCTTCGCGGCTGCGCCCCGGCGGGGGCTGGTGCAGCCATCGGACGCCCGAATTGCACAAGCGGGTGCAGGGCGGATGCATGACGGCCAGCATGTCCCATCCGTCGCTCAGATGGTCGCGCACGTCGCCGATGATGTGGCGGTTCGATCCGTCCTCGGCTGGCAGAAGATCGACGGACCACACGTCATGCCCCAGCGCCGCCATCGCGCGGCGCATGCGGCCCGATGTCTCGCAGCCGATCAGGATGCGAAGTGCGATCACGCCCGGGCCTCGCCCAGCTGCAGGAGTATCCAGCCGACGTTGCAGCGCCACGCCATCGCGCGCAGCTCGTCGCGCGACGTGATCCAGTGATCGTCGGCCATCCGCTCGGGCTTGTGATGCCGCGCCCAGAGATAGGCATCGAGCCGGTCGCACAAATCCAGCATATCGCGCTCCTGCGCGTCGAGATCGACATCCGGCAGGCCAAGCGCGCGCAACGCCTCGCCCTCGATGCGGTCCAGCGCCTCGCGCAGATCGGGATGGTCGCGTTTGACCTGCCAGCTTACGTCTCCGACAGCGGCCTCGCCCATGTCGTGCAGGATCGCCGCCCGATGCAGCGCGTGCCGCGTCGGAAAGAGCATCAGCGCCAGCAGCGCGACCCGCCCCGAATGCGCGGCAATCGGGTCATTGGTTTCGGCAAGAAAAGCATCACGGTGCCAGCGACGCGTGAACGTCGCCTCCCACGCCTTGATCAGGTTCACTTGCCGTCCTTCCCCTTTTGCAGGGCGCGCTGCAGCCGCGCTTCCTCGGCGCGGCGCGCGGCGCGCCGGGCCTCCTCATCGTCCATCCGCCGCCCGCCGTTCGACCAGCGCGACCCCTCGGGCACCTCGCGCGCCGACAGCCGGCGGAACGGGTCGCGGTCAGGCGGCATGGTGCACCTCCTGCAGGATCAGGTCGTTCAGATCGGCCCCGGCCCCGGGGTGCACGATTGAAATCCGCCGCAGCGCAGGCCGCATCGCGCGCGCCCGCCGCAGCCCGGCCTCAAGCTTCGCGCGCGTCAGCTGCGGATCGGAATCGCCGTCCTGCACATAGACAAGCCACGTGACCCAGGGCGGCGGCAGAAACGCGTCCCTGTCGGTCAGGTCCGGCACGCCGGCGAACTTCATCCCCGTGCCGCGCAGCACCCGCTGGCCGGCCATGTTGCCCAGGTCGATCCCGGCCCAATAGGCGGCGCGCGGATAGGCATCAGCCGCCCGCGCGGTCAGCGTCGTCTCGATCCCCTCGCCCATGACCAGCGTCGTGAAATCCCGCCCACGCACATCGGTCAGGCGGATCGCGCAGCCTTTCTTCGACCCCCAGACCTTCTTGGCCGGCAGAACCTCGCCGCCATCGCCGATCTTCGCCTTCCCCTTGGCCCGGGTCAGGTCAAGCCATGTGCGATGCACCGACGTCAGGTGGCCGCCGGGCGACAGACAAGCCGCCACCATCGCCGGACCGCGATGCACGCAGCGATAGCCGCGCCCGTCGCTGTTCTGCACCATGTAGGGCAGATCGGGGTGAAACCGGATCACATCGGGCGGCGCATCGGCAATCCAGCCCGGCAGCCCGCGCAGGCGCAGGTAATGCGTGACCGCCGTGCCCGCCGCCGGCCGGCAGCCGCGCCATATCTCGCGCGCCTGCGCAATCGCCCGCGCGCGCTCGCGCTCTTCCCGCGCCTGGCGGTCCCTCTCGCGCGCCGCGGCCTCGCGCGCGCGCCGCTCCACCTCGGCCGGATCAAGCGCCACATCCTCGTCGCCCACGAGCCACGCCACGGCCGCCTTGAAATCGCACGCCAGCGCATGCGAAACAAGGCTGATCACATCGCCCCCGCCGCAGCCTCGGCATATCCAGCAGCCCTTCGCCGGATTGATCTGCAACCGGTCCTGCCGCCCGCCGCAGACCGGACAGGGCCCGACCCACTCGCGGCTGACCCGCTTGAGCCCGGCAATGCCAAGCCGTTCGGCCACCTGCATGATGTCCGACTGCCGGGCCAGCATGACGCGGGGGCTGTCACGCATGCCGCCGCTCCGCCATCCGCAGGCGATGCTCGGCCGCGACCAGATCGTCATGCGCCCGATCGACAGCATCATCCTCGCCCGCGTGGTAAAGCGCCTCGACCCGGGCCTTCATCCGCCCGACGATCTCGGACAGCGGCTGCCAGCGGGTTTCCTCGGACCAGTGCTTCATGCCGTGATCCTCTCGAACGCATCCTGCGCCGCCCGCGCGAAATACCGGTTCACCGCCGTGCGCAGCTCGTGCTCGGGGTCGCCCAGACCTGCCGGCTTACCCAGAACGCCGGTCATGCGCGCGGCCGCCGCAGCCACTGCCGCCGCGTCCTGCCCGCTCGCATAATCGCGCCAGCGCCGGCTCAGCTGCTCAAGCCTGCCCCGCAGTATCTCGCGCGCGCCCGCGCCATGCGGCGTGGTGACATAGGCCACCGCCGTCGCGATCAGTGCCCGCCGCAGATCGTCGTCATCCCGCATCATGCTGCCCCCGCGGCGGATGCTCCCGGTCAAAACACGACAGCCGCCGGCGCATTGCCTCGGTGCCCTCGGGCGTGGCCAGATCACGCCGCGCGCGAAACGCGACAGCCTCGGGTTCCAATCCGGCCAGACGGCAGACAAGGCTGAACCCTTCGGTCCCGATCCAGTTGATCCGAACGTCGGGCCGCCGCCCCCGCCGCATCCCGGGCGCGCTGGCATCCCATTTTGCGGCGCGGTGCCGATCGGCGGCCAGCATCACGCACACCTCGATCAGGTTGACGCGCAGCACCTCGGACCACATCTGCCGGCAGCGATAGGCGCTCGGGTCCGTGACCGTCACCTGCGCGCCACCGGCGCCCGGAACGCGCGACCACATCGTCATGCCCACCACCCGCGCGGCAGGCTGCCGTTCAGATGCGGCGACAGGTCAGTCCGGTCCGTATCGCGGTCAACGCGCCGCAGCATGGACAGGACCGAATTGCGCGTCCGCCCCAGATACCGCCCGACGGCGGCATAGCTCAGCCCGTCATGGTCGCGCAGGTCCAGCGCCATCAGGATTTCCGCATCCGTCCACGGATCGTCAGTCATGCCGCGCATCCGCTCTGATGTCGGCGGAACCCTCGGATTGGTCCCGCCTGCCGCACCCGGGAGGAGAGGAAGCGCAGCAGGCGGGGGCCGGGCAGGGAGTGGAGCCACCCGGCATGGGAATGAAAAGCCCCGGGGGCGTCATGCGCGACCACCCCGGGGAGTTGGCCGCAGGCAGTAAGCGGCTGGCATAAACGGTTCCGACCATCACGGCGTGTCCAGGAGCAGGATGGTCAGGACAGCGATCACGAAGGCGATGCCCCCCGTCACCCGGGCGAAGAGCAGCGCCCGGTCACGCTGGCGCTCAAGATCGGCGACGTAGTCGCTCAGCACTTCGGTGCCGGGGTCGTCTGGCATCGGCGGGCGGGCGTCGCGCATCATGCGGCCTCCGACTTGGCCGGTTCCTGCGCCATGTAGTCAAGCAGCTTCGCCGCGATGCGGATGCTGCACCCGCCACCCTGCTGCAGCCGCGCATAAAGGCGCGAGTTGCCGACTGCCCGGGATGTCACGGTGGCCGGCGCGATACCGCGCGCCATCGCAAAGGCTTCGATGCGCGCGATCAGATCGTGTTCGTTGAAGGCTGTCTGTGTCATGTCGGCCATATGGGGACAAAAGGCCCCTTCTTGTCAAGGGACAATCGTCGCCTTATGTCCGACAGGAAATCGCACTATAAGGCGCCATGCCTATGAACTTCCGCGATGCTCTGCTGAAAACGATCAAAGACCGGGGCCTCAGCCTCAGAGAGGTCTGCGAAGCGGCCGGTGTTTCTTACGAGCAGGCGAAGAAGATGAAGCAGCGCGAACCGTCATCGACCAATGTGGACGATGCGGTGAAACTGGCAGACGCTCTCGGCCTTACCGTGAACGAGCTTCTGGAGGACGATCTGTCGTCAGACCGGATCGAGCAAGCCAGGCTATACTCTCAGCTATCCGAACCGGAACGTCGGATTCTGCGAGAGATTGCACAAGCGCGCGCCGCTCTGCGCCCTCCGGAAGGCTCAGAATAGCCCTCAAGACATCTGCTGGTGATGAAACATCCTGATCCATGGTGATCTA